TTTACTTTTTACTCTACCACCTTTCTTAAATGATGTCCACCCATTATTAGTGTTCAAGTAAAAAACAGCAGTTTTTGTGTGAGGAGAGGGATCACTTTCAACATAATCAACATGCCACCCACCCCGCTGATGAAAGAATGTTTTGGGATTCAAATTTAATTTAATTCTACTTAAATGTTTAACTTTTAACTTTTCAAGCACCGGTTTAAAAAGTGGAAAGAGAGTTGAATTATCGCCACCAAGACATTCTCTGTATATCATGTGAGTGAACTGATATCTTCCATCAAAGGGCGAAGACACACCATTATTCCAATACCAGGGAACGGGTGAATCTAAACAACCTTTTTGAATCAGATTAAATTGAAAAACAAAAAAAAAATCATCATAAACATGAACTTCCATTAGATTGTTTCCATTTTGGCAAGCAAATATTCTTTGACCAATCCAGAGCGAACAATATCATCCACCCCAAACTCAATGATATCAACTGATGGCATAATCCGCAAGATCTTCATGAAGTCTGCAATACCATTCTTCTCCGCAGATTTAGTAAGGTCAGATTGAGTAGCATCACCACAGAACATGATCTTACTATTCTCTCCAATTCTTGTGATGATACTATCAAGTTCATGATAGTTCAGGTTTTGGAACTCGTCAACAATGACGATAGCATTGTCCAATGTAGTTCCGCGAATGAAAGAAGTGGACCAGAAAGAAATCGTCCCCTGAGTTTTGAGGTTGCCATAGAGCATCTCAAAGTCTGCTTCAGTGGGAAGTTCAAACATATACTTCACCATATTCTTGTATGGAATTTGGTAAAGTGAAGACTTGTCCTCATGGTCTCCAGGAAGGAATCCAATCTCTCTGGTCGCTACAAGCGATCTGACGATGTAGATCTTCTCATAGGGTGACTTCATGTCCATCACGTCCTTAAGGGCGTTGTAGAGGGTGATGAAGGTCTTACCAGTTCCGGCACAACCATACGCAACCAGGTTTTGATTGTTCTGATAGCATCGGAAAAGTTCTTTCTGAGATTCAGTAAGAGGTTCAACGGATCTCATAAGATCAGCGTTGATTGGTTTCTTTCTTTTCATTTGTCTATTAGACATCCCAAAAGGGACTGGAGATTGAGTCTTTCTTTTTGCGGGCATAGGAGATCAGAATTGGTAATCGCGGTTTTTACGGACAGTGGCACCAGGTTGTTTAGATGCACGATCCAGGACTTCATTCCATCCAGAGGAATTAGCCTCGCCCGTCCATCTAAACATCTCTTGGGTGCTTGCACACCCCTGTGACCAGTCTCTGTCCCAACCGGGATTATCTTCTCTCCACTTCGTGTACTCTTTCATGGTCATGTTGAGTACTTTTGTTTCTTTACTTTCTAAATTAATAACAGGGTAAGTTGGCATAAACCTCAAGTCCTAGTGTGAATATTTATGAAATCCATTCCATTGCTTCCGCAACGGCAGGGAACTGTTCACAGAAGATCTTCTTAGCACCCAGAGCAATGTCCATGTGCTCCTTCTGTGTACCGTTTGCAGAACGCAAATCGATATAATGAATCCATGAACGAACTGATCCCGTCATGTAGATTTTGGTGGGCGTTGCCAAAGGAAGCACAAAACGGGCACACTCCTTTGCAATATCAGCATCAAGCATTTCTTTATAGAGTTTCATTCCCTCTTCAAAGTGCTTATGCATTTTGATCTGGAACTCTTGACGGACAAACGGGTCAATATCATCAATAGAATTCTGACGATTCTTGGTGTCTTGACGCCGTAGTTCAGGTAGAGGGATCGTCTCCGCGAGTAGGGAGGAATCAGCATAGCGTTGTGAAAATTCTTGATATGTGAACGAACGATGCCTCAAGCACTGAGCCGCTATTCCTCTGGTAGTGTTGATCTCCAGGGTCATGAATGCTTGTTCAAAGATACTCCAGTGCTGGTGCTTCACACAATACCTCAGCAGACCAGAGAACTTTTCATTCTCTTGGTTGTTTGGATTGCTCACTCTTGCACAATAAGCCATATGCTTTTCTGCGTCTGGAGTGACACTGATAAGTTTAGTCGGGGTATCCGTCATCGTCATTAAATACTTCGTCGTAATCTGATACAGGGAAAGGAATGGGATCATCAAAGTTCTCCCGTTTGTCAGTATAAGCAGCAGGATCAGAATATACTTCTGACTCAAGAGCATCAACCAACAGTTTTAGATTCCTTACTATAAGTTTAAGTCTGTCTCTTTCCATAAAAAAATGGGAGGTCACCCTCCCATTCTAACACTATTCAGTTGGTTACGCAATCACTTGACGTAAGTGCGTCCACGATAGCAGAAGGTGCCGTGAGTTTCCTCACCTGCCTCATGCACTTTGCAGTCAATACCACGATACTTAGTAACGTGGATTTGTGCGTCATGCAGAGCTGCTGCTTTCTTGATTTGGTTTTTGATCAGTGTTAAGGTGTTCATGGTAGTTACTCCTAAAAGAATGGAAAGTTAACCTTCTCTGCTTTCGCAGGATCCGTTTTCCCGTTCCTTCAGTCGTTTGCGTCCCCAAAGGGGATGAACGATCCGTTCCGCGACCTACTTGCGTCCCACAGAGTGGGATGAACGACAGGTCTATTATAGACCATCATGATTTATTTAGTCAAGTAGTCTGGTATAACGTGTTACAAAAACATGCCCTTATTAGACATGTACTGGATAGTCTCTTTTAATGTGCCACGGTGGTTGAGACCAAAAGCGATCTGAGGATACTCAGCATCCTCACCAAACTCAGCACGGAACTGTCTATCACTAAAGTCAACGCCAAGTAAGAACTCTTTAGTATCTTCATGCACTGCCTCAAGCAGCATCTTGGCACGTTCGCACTCTTGACTACCGTTGGAATAGATTATTGATTGCATCCTTCTCCATCCTCCTCGTACTCGATTACAATTCTTTTATAGTTTCTACCAGTATGATCTACACAAGTAATGTGAGCCAATGTGCCATCTAATTGATCAGAAATTTCATGGAGCTTACTCCAGGGGATCTTTTTCTCAGTCACGTTGCCTCCAGTCATCGGGTTTATCTCTTTGAAACCAATCTACAATTTCATCTGCACCATCGAACCCCGTCTTATGATTAGATGGGTCGGGGTCCCCTAGTCCCATCTTATTCAAAAAATCCTCAGTGCTTCCCTCTTGAATATCTTGGGAAGCCTGGCGTCTTGCTTTCTGTAACCAGTCTCTAGCAAGAGTATGCGACTTAGCAAGTTTCTCTGCCCAGATCATATCCTCCAATGGGACCTGTTCTTTATTGGCAATACACCTACAAATAGACTCTAATCTGAGTCGGTAAGCGGTAGAAAGCATGTTAGTTCTTTCGGAGTTTAGATTCTAATTCTGAAGTTTTATTGAAATCAGCATACGCTGCTTCCGATCTTTCACCAAGAATAGTCAAGATGTCATCACGAATCACATCGTTGTCAACATAATCATCAAGATAATTATCTAGTGCTTCCTTCAGGTATCTATACCTGTGCCACTCCGGTGAGTATGGTTTATACATGATTACAAATTATATGTTGAGATCATATTACTATCTATCAAGTTTGTCAATCTAGTCCCAGATTACCTTGCTCCTCAGTTTCCTCAAGCATAGGAGTGATGATATTTTCATTCCCATCCATCATTTTCACAGCATACAAACTTGATTTAGCATACTTTTTTAGACCTTTATACTTTTTGATAAGTACATCAATCTCATCTAAGTTGATGGTGATTTCTGCGTCCTTTCCTGTTCGACCAGCATTCTGGTTGCCACCAAATCCAATGCTCATTTTCTTTTCTTTCCCTCCTTCTTTGCTTTCGCACCCCAAAGTTTAGGATTAACAGTTCCATATCCAAAGTCAATTCTTTGGACAGAACCTTTTCCATACTTATCATAGTACATGTCAAAGAGTTTAGAGACCTTGCCACAGCGAACAAGATCAACGAACTTTTGATTACCAACAATGTACCAGATCAATCTAGCGTCGGTTGGAAAAGATTTATCGTTCGCAGCTTCAAGAGTAGTTCTCTCAAGAAGGACCTGGCAACTATAGTCGGATGGATTTACGTTGTTACTTTCTGATCCAAACTCAGCCATTTCCTTTTCCTGTTCTACTGCTACCGTCATGAACGGTCCCCCCATCGAATGTCAGGGAATGCCTGAGCGACATTTGCCTGGGTTATCTTATATTTAGTTTGAAGTTGTTTATCTTTTGTTAAGCACAAAATCTTTGCCTCCTCTGGGTGCAGACCTTCTAACATCTGAATAAACATGGTCTCTCTACGAAGACCATTCAGGGAATCATTACCACCCTTCACAAAGTTATAGAGATGCTTCCACTCTCGACGGAGAGAGGTGTGATCAGTTCCAACAGGAACTTCATTCTCTTTGTATGGAACTTCTCCAGGTGGGAGAACACTGATGATGCTGTCATCAAAGTTCCAGATCAGGATAGCAGTCAGGGCATCGTTGCGATACTCCTGAAGAATCTCCGCTTTCTTAGCGGCACTCCGTTGCTTGCTCGCGAGTTCTAGAATCTCGTGAATGAATGGGTTGGGTGGTAGTTTGACTTCCTTTGTTGCCTTAGTCTTCGTCGTCGTCTTCGTGGGACTCATAATAGTTTTCAAATCGTACTGCTAAAATTTCATCGGGTAATACATTTCCGTTTTCATCAAACATCTCTGGATGAGTGTAGACGGGTTGGGTCTGGAACTGGTGCTCCTTTGCTAACCATCCTACCACACCTCCTACAAAAAAGAACATGATAGAAACTAATGTTCCGATAGTCAAGGTTACTGCTAACATCTTTTGTCCTCCAGAGACTTATTTCTTTCTGATGTCCAGATATAAGTTCAGATGAAATACAATCTCTCTGCGGAAGAGAGAGACCATCTTGCCAAACTTTATCTGAAAAGTTTTCGGGGGTTCTGGCTTCTTCCTCCTTCTTCTTAGTAGTAACTCAAACCCACGATTGATGTGGGTATCCTCATTATTTAGATTGCTTTTTCCGTCTTCCAGGTCTTCGGTCATCACTATACCTCTTTGCATCTTCTATGAAACTTTCTAAGTAGTTTCTGATTTTTCGTGCTTGAGGTTTAGGGATATGACCATAACCTTCACGCAGTTGTTTGTGCTCGTCATCAGCACCACCTTTGAGATATTCATCCAGATCTAAAATCAATCCACCAATTTCATTAGTAGTTGAACTTGAAATGAATGAATCTATCTCATGCTTTTTTACTTTGCTGTCCTTGAGGTAATCATAAAATCTTAAGTTCATTTGTCCCTCAAAGGCATTATCAATCGCATGTTCTATTAGATCGAAGATGTCGCTGAGGTTTTGTTCCATTAGACTAAATTCTGCTCTCGTAAGTATTTGACAGTTTCGGAGCAACCCCCGATGGATGTTTCGTCAACTAAAACCTGTGGGAATGTAGATCCAACTCCAAACTTGGAGTAAAACTCCTCCCTGGTATAGTCTCTGTTTAATTTATACACCACATGTTTTTGCTCTGCCAACTGTAACACTTGAACTACCTTGGTGCAATAGGGGCAACCATCTCTTGAATAAACTGTAAATGTCACTTTTGTACCTCCTTCCAATCGTTTTCAAAAATTTCCATACCTTTATCAGTAAGGATGTGATCATACATCTGTTCAAATACCTTGGGTGGCATCGTACAGATTTCAGCACCATTATACCATGATCTGATAGTACGTTGCACACTACGGATAGAAGCAGACAGAACCTGAGTTCGCACCCCATGAATACGATACAACTCAGCGATGGATCTGACAACCTCCAGACCTGCCACTGACTGGTCGTCTAGGCGTCCTACAAAGGGAGAAACGTATGTTGCCCCTGCCTTTGCTGCTAGGACCGCCTGAGCGGCACAGAAGATGAGTGTGACGTTGACCTTAACTCCCTCATCAGAAAGTGCCTTACAGACCTTCAGACCCTCGCGTGTGCAGGGAACTTTGACCGTACATACATCACCAAACTTTTGGGACAGTCTAGATCCCTCCATATACATCTCAACAAAATTTCCCATGACTTCCATGGAAATATCTTTGACGCCAATATCTTTGATCTCTTGATAAACTTCTTCGGGATCACGACCCGCTTTCATAATGAGGGTAGGGTTGGTGGTGACGCCATCCACCAGTCCAGTATCAAAGTGTTTCCTGATGACCTCCGTGTCAGCAGTGTCTAGAAAAATTTTCATTAAAAAAGGGCGATTGATACGCCCCTTATATATCAAGAATTGTCTTCGTTGTAAAGACCCTCAAGTCGTTCTTTTGTTAAATCAACATACATGACTTCATCACCAGGGGCAGGTGCCTCTGGATGACGTGGTTTGGGAGGTTTGTTCATCTCCCTATTGATATCACGAACGTTAGACCACATTAGTGCGAAAGCACCACCTGCGATGAGAGAAAAGCATACGCCATATACGAAGACAAGATAGTGATTCACAGTGCGTTACCTCTGGGTAGTACTTCCTCTGGGAACACAAAGTTCTCATGAGGTTGATCGACTGGTGCCATCCAGGCACGAAGACCTTCATTGAGCAGAATGTTCTTGGTGTAGAACGTTTCAAACTCAGGATCTTCAGAAGCACGAATCTCCTGACTTACGAAATCATAAGCCCTAAGATTAAGAGCAAGACCAATAATGCCGATGCTAGATGTCCAAAGACCCATAACAGGAACAAACAGCATAAAAAAGTGAAGCCACCTTTTATTACTAAAGGCAATACCAAAGATCTGAGACCAGAAGCGGTTCGCCGTAACCATTGAGTAAGTTTCCTCTTCCTGTGTAGAATCGAATGCCTTAAATGTGTTTGCTTGTTCACCGTCTTCATACAAGGTGTTTTCTACTGTAACACCATGAATGGCAGAAAGCAATGCGCCACCCAGGATACCTGCTACACCCATCATATGGAAGGGATTGAGCGTCCAATTATGAAAGCCCTGGAGGAAGAGAAGGAAGCGGAAAATCGCCGCGACACCGAAACTCGGCGCAAAGAACCAAGAGGATTGTCCGAGAGGATAGATGAGGAATACAGAGACGAATACAGCAATAGGACCAGAAAAAGCGATCGCATTGTACGGTCGAATACCTACTAGACGACTAATCTCAAACTGCCTAAGCATGAAACCAATGAGGGCGAAAGCTCCGTGGAGCGCCACAAAATTCCAGAGTCCCCCAAGTTGGCACCAGCGTTGGAAATCTCCCTGAGACTCAGGACCCCATAGGAGAAGAAGAGAATGACCCATAACGTCAGCAGGAGTCGAAACTGCTGCCGTAAGAAAATTTGCACCTTCAAGATAGGAAGAAGCGAGTCCATGGGTATACCAGCTCGTGACGAAAGTAGTACCAGTAAGCCAGCCCCCAATTGCAAGATAAGCAGTGGGAAAAAGTAGAATTCCAGACCAGCCAACAAAAACGAAACGATCTCTCTTAAGCCAGTCATCCAGGACATCGAACCACCCCCTCCTTGGCGGTGATAGTGTTGACGTTACCAATTTTTTTTACCTCCTTTAAGTAAAATAATTGTGGCCAAGTATTTTGAATGATCTCAGCCAATTTGTAAGGTGTGCTAGAACTTATCATATCTTAACAAAAAAAAAAAAAAAAATAGGGGACCGAAGTCCCCATCTCTTTTATTTGATTTGTATCAACCAACAGCAGGTGCGGTGAGAGCAACAGGAGTTGACTCAGCAGCAGCGAGGTCGAGGGGGAAGTTGTGAGCATTGCGCTCGTGCATCACTTCCATACCCAGACCAGCGCGGTTGAGAACGTCTGCCCAGGTGTTGAGCACACGACCCTGACCATCGATGATGGACTGGTTGAAGTTGAAACCGTTCAGGTTGAACGCCATCGTGGAAACACCAAGTGCGGTGGACCAGATGCCGACAACAGGCCACGCAGCCAGGAGGAAGTGGAGAGGACGTGAGTTGTTAAAGGATGCATACTGGAAGATCAGACGACCGAAGTATCCATGTGCAGCAACAATGTTATAGGTCTCTTCTTCTTGACCAAACTTATAACCATAATTCTGGGACTCAGTTTCAGTGGTTTCACGAACCAGTGAAGAGGTA